TCCAGCTCCTCGAAGCCGCCGACGAAGGCGCTGAGGTCGGGCTTGCCGTCGCGCACGTAGCGCTCGGGGATCCTGATGCCGGCGAACGGGTCCGGCGTCGGCTCGAACCGCTTATTCTCGCCTGCCCCTGGCGGCAGTGGCGCCGGTGCCGGGGGTGGCGAAGGCTGGGGGACTGGCTGGGGGCTTGGATCCGGCATTGAGCTGTTCCTTGTGATGCGCGGCGATGCGCTGCGAGATGATGCCGACGACGTAGCGCATGCCTTCGAGGTGGCGCAGCTCGCCGTCGCCGACATGCGGGCCGCAGGCGCGCTCGATGCTTATCGACCTGAGATAGTCGAGCGCCACCTTGCCGGCGGCCGAGCCGAACACGACGGCGAGGTTCTCGTTGATCTCCCTGTGCTTCTCCGGCGGGCGCACCAGGCCGTCGGGCCCGGCCGGATTGTCCCGGAGATCACGCTGCATTGGCTGCGACCGGCATCGCCGCGGCGGCGCCGGCCGCGCCACCCATCGCGCCGGAGGCCCCTGGAGGAGCACCGCCCGCGAGGGCAGACAGATCCGGCATGCCCATCTCGCCGGTCAGGCCGGGGATTTGCGATCCCATCTGGCTGACCTGCTCGGTGAAGCCCTGGATCTCGGCCGGCTTGCGCACGAAGCGCGAGGGCACGCCGAGCTTGTCGCCGACATAGGGCGTGACGTCCTCGCCCTTGATGAAGACGTTGACCAGCTGCGGCCCGAAGTTCTTCTGCACGAACACGATCAGCCGGTCGACGTTGGAGATGTCCTCCTGGTCCTGCGCCCGGGCGAGCGGGCTGGTCGCCACCACCTTGACCTCGCGGCCGTTCACGACCGGGAGTTTGATCGCCCCCAGATCCTTGAGGATGAACACCACCCGCTGCATGACCGGGAAGATGAACTCGCCCATCAGGCGTCCGAAGGCGGATCCGATCTGGCGGCTAAGGTCTGCCATTCGCTCAGCGACCTCGGTGGCGGACATGGGGGTTCGATTGGGATTTCCCAGCATGTCGTTGTAAAGCGCCCGCTTGATATTGGCCCTCTGCTCGTCAAGCACCAGGCTCGCAACATTGAAGTTGCCTCCGGCCTGTACTGCCTCGACACCACGCGAACCAGGAGTACGTGGGATGATGGTGCCGGGCACCAGTTCGATGGTATCGACATTGACCGTCCCGTCGTCGTCCATGTTGTAGAGGCCGGCGATCGACATCTGGGCGTTCTCGAGCACCATCTGCACCACGAGGTTGCAGGTCTTGATGGCCGGCATGGCGTTCATCAGCGGGCCGCGCCCCCATACCGAGCCGGCTTCCTTGCCCCACCGGAAGCAGATGATCGGGCAGGAGCCCGTGCCCTTGTATTCCTGCTGGAACACGATGTCGGAATCGCACTCGCGGCACAGCAGCGTGCGGTAATGGCACTCGTCGTTCGGCTCGGACCAGTCGCGCATGACCGCGTCGATGAAATTGTACGGCTTGCCCACCTTCTTCCATTCCGACAGCTTGTCGGCTGGCATCGTGTGGGCGGGATACTTCACTTCGAACTGGTCCGGCGTGTAGGTGCGCACGCGGAAGAACTGGTCGAGCGCATCGAACGGCCCGTTGGCGACATACAGCTCGTTGATCGGGATAGCATTGAACCGCAGCGGCTGGATCGCCGTGCCCTTCTCCACCTCCAGCGCGCCGAGCGTAACCGCGAGATCCATGAAGGCTTCCGCGGACTCCTGGGGGAAGTTCGAGGCGTTGAGGACATCGAACACGAACTCGGTGACGCCCTCGAGATCCTGGTTGACCTGCTCGGCGTCGACGGCATCGATGTCGAGGCCGGCCGACAGCTTGGCCCACCGCGTGAAGTTCGGCGTGATGCCCGCCTGCAGCCGGCTGGCGAACTCCTGCGTCGCGACGATCGCCGTCTCGTCGAAGATGTCGTCGATCTCCGAATCGGCGTTCGAGGAAAAGAACGCTCCCCTCCCCGGCATGGCGTAGCGCATGGCCTGGTCGAAGCGCGCTTCCTTGCCGGAGCGCAGCTGGCGCGCCCGCTCGAACGCCCTGACCACCTTGTCTCGATCGGGATAAGCCATCAGGACAGGTATCCGCCGGGCGGCGTGCTGGCCGACAGCAGGGAGCGCACGCCGGAGCCGCCGACAGCGCGGCGCTGCTGCTGCGTCGCCTGCTTTTTGACCACGGCCAGCCGGTCAAGCTCGGCCTGCTTCTGCTCGGCCTGCATGCGGGCCACCTCGGGATCCTGCTTCGGGGCTTTCGGGAAGCACATGGGCGTTATCCTAGCAGAGAGCGGTAGGTGGCACCGCGGCTGATGCGGGAGGCGTATTCCCGGCGCACGGTGTCGGGGGCGGGCCGGGCATCGGGATAGACGGGATCGCGCTGGCTGGGAACGGCGCCGGCGGGGCCACGGAACGGGGCGGGGGCCCACTGGCCGGGAGCCGAGCGGCGATCCTCGGGACGCAGGCGGTCCTGCTTGCGATCGAGCAGGTTGGGAACACGCTCGCGGCTGGGTCCGCCCCTCTGGCCGCCCGAACGCGATCCTGCACCACCACCAAAACTGCACATGCGGGCAAGCTACTCCATTTTACCAGTTCTTCAACATCGGCCGTTTTTTGCGCTGCGTCAGGGCGTGGGCGAACACGTCGAACCGGTGCGGCGCCTGCACCGCCTTCATCGGCTGCGCCCCGTTCACGAGCATCCTGCCCTCCCCCCCTCCCAGCACCATGTACTGCATGGCGTCGTGGACGTGGGAGAAGCGGTTCTTGTTGGGCCGGTCCTCGAAGCGTTCCGCCCCGACGACTGCCATCCTCTTATAATGATACCCCCCCTCGAATCCCGCGATCAGCGTCTTGCAGTTTGGGTCGATCCAGATGCCGGCATTGCGCTCGACCAGGCGCTCGAGCGTCGATGTCACGGCTTCGATACGAAGGGCAGGATCGTTGGTGGCGGTGGGCCGGATCTGGATGCCCTGTCGCTTGAGGACGCGGTACGGCGTGTCTTCATCCGTTCCAACGCGGCTATCACCCGTGGGATCTCCCCACACGGAGTAGCTTCCACCCAGATCTGCCATGGTTTCGCGAAGCAAACGGGAGAACCGCACCATTCCCATGTCGGTCGTAACCAGCTCTCGAAGCACGACCCAGCGGCCGCGCACCTTCTGCCCGAAGACGGCCGCCGGCGTGAGCCCGAAGTCGATGCCGACATAGATGTCATGTCCTGGATATGGTCTGATCCGTTCCGGCGAGACGTGAATCAACTTATCGAAAGAGGGATAGACGGCCTTGCCGTCCGTCAGTGTGCCATATTGGTTGCAAACGTAAACGTTGATCCATCCGTGGGTCTTGCCGGCGATCATGCGCTGGTAGTACTCGGGCCCGATCCCTTGGCTATTCTCTCTGGCCGGATTCATGACATAACCCGTGACCTTGCCGCCCTGCTTTTCCGCAAGCATCGCGCCCGGCTGGGAGAAAAATTCCCAGTCATGGGGGCGCACCAGCTGCTTGATCTCCTCCTCGCCCATGAAATCAGGGGCCATGACGTCGCCGGACATGATCGCCCACCAGTGGTCTTCATCGGGGGCGTTTGTGTCCATGATGACGCCACTCCAGCTGGGGCCACCATCACGCTGGCCCGGATAACGCCCTACCCGCATAGTGACCGCGTCAAGCACTGGCTTCGGAATCTCCCGCGCCTCATTGATAAAAGCGCCGGTCAGCTCGAGCGACAGCAGCTTCTTGACATCCTCCGCCTTGTCGAGAGCGAGGAAGATGACCTCACAGTCCACGTCGCCTTTTCGTATCCGGTGGGTAAAGGGCGGTGACCAGTTGAGCTTGCCGTACTGGCTCTCGGGCAGCCAGTCGAGCCAGGTCTTGATGGTGGTGGTGCGCAGCTCGGGCTGAGTGTTCCTGATGACGGCCCACCGTGTCTTGCGCTTGCCGTCGATCGGGCTCTTGGCCTGGCTGGTGGCCCTGCGCAACAGCTCGATGCAGCAGGCGACCGACTTGCCGCTGCCGACCGGGCCACGAAGACCCCTGACAAAGGCCGCCGAGGCGAAGAACGCTTCCGCGACCTTGCCGTCGACGTGATATTTAAAGTCCACCAACGCCGGGACGCCGCGGAGGAGGCCGGGAGGGGGAGCCGGCCGCCGCGATGGCCAGGCGCAGCGCCTTGAGCTCGGCGAGGATCTGCGCGACCGCGGCCTGCAGGTCCTCCGCCGTCACGGGCCCGGGCATCAGTAGGGCACGCCCTTGCGCGCCATCTCGGCGAGGATCGCCGCGTAGGTCTCGTCGTACATCTTCTCGATGCGGGCGCCCTCGACGTCGGCCCACGCCTTGAACTCGGTGCGGACCCAGTCGAGCTCGTCGGCGGGGGTGCCGGCCAGCTTGGAGATGTCGCCGGTCTTCAGGGCCTCGAGGCACTCCTCGCCGCTGTATTCCGCAGTCGTCGCCTCGAAGGAAAGTGCGTCGGTATCGCCGTCGCCGCACCTGACCAGCACGTCGTGCGGGCCGGGATCGATCGGCGTGACTTCGGCCGTCAGCGAGGTGGCGTCGACGAAAATGGTGTCGAGATCCTCGATGCCGTAGGCGATGACGTCGCCGTCGACGAAGCCGGTGCCGGTGGCGGTCAATGTGACCGCCGTCCCGGTTTCGCCAGTGGTCGGGCTGATGCCCGTCAGCACCGCTGCGGTCATGCGGTCACCTGGATATTGAGCGTGCGGCGCGGCGAGCCGTCGGCCAGCGTCTCGTTGCTCGGCTGCGGCCCGGCCGGAACCACCGGCGCATTGGAATAGCCGCCCATCTGCTGCTCGAGCTCGGCCTTCTTCCCGGCGAACT